CCTATACATTACATGTGAGATGGCAGAAGAAAGAATTGCTGAGAGAATAGATGCAAACCTCATGGACATTGCCATAGATGAGTTAAGGGAGTTACCCAAAAAGATTTATGATAAAAAAATCACATCTGCTACCAAAAAAATCGCAGGTAAACTTATTATTAAAGAGTATCCAACTGCCACAGCAAATGTTAATCATTTTAGATCGTTATTAGATGAGTTAAAGATGAAAAAAAGATTTGTACCAGATATTATTTTTGTTGACTATTTAAATATTTGTACAGCAGTTAGATTCAAAAATGGTGCAAATGTAAATTCATATATGTATGTGAAAGCAATTGCAGAGGAACTACGTGGTCTTGCTGTGGAAAGCAATGTACCAATTTTTACGGCTACGCAAACAAATAGAGGTGGTTTTGCAAACACTGATGTGGGGCTTGAAGACACTTCTGAGTCGTTTGGTTTACCGGCTACAGCAGATTTTATGTTTGCAGTTATTTCCACAGAAGAACTTGATGAACTAAATCAAGTTTTAATAAAACAACTTAAAAATAGATACAATGATTTAGCAACTAATAGAAAATTTGTAGTTGGTATTAATAGGTCTAAAATGAAACTATATGATGTTTCAAGCACAGAACAAGAAGGACTAGTATGTTCTGGACAATCTACATATAGTAGAGATGACTTAGATTCTAAGTTTAAAACTGGAGAAAAATTTTCCGATTGGAATATTTAAAAGGAGATTAAATAATATGGATAATAAAGAATTACAAGACTGGCAAGACTGGTCAGAAGCATATGAGTCAGGTGTTGAAAAGGGAAAAGAAAAAGAAAAAGAAATAGATGAAGAAGGTGGTGCTGGCGAAAAAGGTACACCAGAGTTAACAGCAAAATATAAAAAAGATACGGCTGGTGAAACAGCAGATGTTCCTAATAACTCTGTTGATTGGTTAAAGGATGCAATGGACATTCCCTAATAATGAGCGTAATTATTGATAAAAAGTTTATTAACTTGGTTTCAATTGACCTTAGAAATTTTAAATGGAAAAAAGAAACACAAGCACAATGCTCTTGTCCTATCTGTGGTGATAGCAAAAAAGATGCAAAAAAAGCAAGAGGCTATTTTTATCAAAAACATGGAAGATTTTTTTATAAATGTTTTAACTGTGGATATTGGTCAAACATGTATAAGTTTTTGCTAGCAATCTCACCAGAGTTGTGCAAAGAATATGGTCTAGAGTCTTTTAAGAGAAATATAAATAGTAATCAAATACAAAAAAAGAAGGAACAAACAACTACAGAGGAAGAAGGTATGATTGGGTTATTTAAAAGAACTCCATTGAAAAAAATAAGAGATAAACATAATGTTCTTGGTGATCAAGCAACGTGTCTTAACAATTTACCAAAAGATCATTCCGCAGTAAAATTTGCAAATGCTAGAATGATACCTAAAGAATACTGGGGTATATTATATTATACAGACGATTTTGGTTCATTTTCGAAAAATATGGATCCAGAGACTAATTTTTTTGAAAAAGAAGAAAGACTGATAATTCCATTTTTTAATAGTCATGGCGACGTGGTTGCTGTTCAGGGTAGGGCGTTAAATATGACTGATGAATCAAACGCAAGACAAACCATAAAATATTTAACCGTAAAAGCGGATAAAAGCATTGACAAGTTATTTTATGGTCTATGGAGATGTAATCCAGAAAAAAGAATTTATGTTGTAGAGGGACCTCTAGACAGTTTGTTTATTAGCAATGCAATTGCGATGGTTGGTGCTAGTGCAGTAAGTAAATTACCTGAAAGACTCAAGGATAGAGATGTTGTTTTTGTTTTAGACAATGAACCAAGAAATTCACAAATAGTTAGATTTAATGAAGATTTAATTAAACAAGGAAGAAAGGTTTGCATTTGGCCAAGTTCTGTTACTGAAAAAGATATTAACGATATGTCATATAGAATTTCTACTAAAAAGATTAAAAAGATTATTGATGAAAATACATTTAGTGGACTTGAAGCGATAACTAGACTTAAAGAATGGAAAAAACATGGATAAAAAGAAGATAAAAAAGACCATAAAAAATCTCTTGCAGTATGGTTGGATGTGGGGTTGGCCTAATAGTATGAAAAAAGAAGACTGGGATGCTGTTAAGGAATATTACAAAGAAGAATTAAACGATGGAAAAAGGTTTGTTCCTAACGAGTCTAAAAAAGCAACATCGTGAAACATCTTGTTAATAATTGGTTACTAATTATAAATATTAGTTAACTAGAATAGGGATTCGTTATGGACAATAAATTACCAACTTCTTATCAGTCTTTCATTCACCTTAGTAGATATAGCAGGTGGTTAGAAGACGAGAATCGTAGAGAAGTTTGGGAAGAAACAGTTGATAGATATATGAATTTTTTCAAGGAGCACCTTGAAAAAACTTTAGGTTATAAAATGAGCAACGGTGTTAAAAGCGAGATTAAAAATTCAATTTTAAGTCTTGAAGTTATGCCATCGATGAGATCAATGATGACCGCAGGCGATGCACTAAAGAAAGATGCAGTCGCAGGGTACAACTGTGCATATCTTGCAATAAATAGAGTTCGTGCATTTGATGAGGTGTTATATACCTTAATGTGTGGAACTGGTGTAGGCTTTAGTGTGGAACGCAATTATGTCAATAAATTACCAACTATTGCAGAAGAGTTTGAAAATTCGGATACAACTATTTTTGTTCAGGATTCTAGGATTGGTTGGTGTAAAGCATATAAAGAACTCATATCTTTACTCATTACAGGTCAAGTTCCAAAATGGAACATGTCAAAAGTACGTCCTAGTGGGTCACGACTTAAGACTTTTGGAGGTAGATCTTCAGGGCCTGAAAGTTTGGGTGATTTATTTAAATTCACAGTGGAAATCTTTAAGAAGGCTGTTGGAAGAAAACTTACGTCAATCGAATGTCATGATCTCGTCTGCAAAATTGCAGAAATTGTAGTAGTTGGTGGTGTTCGTCGTAGTGCATTATTATCTTTATCTTCATTGACAGATGAAAGAATGCGTGTAGCAAAAACAGGTCAATGGTGGGTTATAGAACCACAAAGATCGTTATCAAATAATTCAGTTTGTTACAAAGAAAAACCAGAAATTGGTATATTTATGGATGAATGGATATCTTTATATAAATCTAAATCTGGTGAAAGAGGAATTTTCAATAGAGATTCAGCAGAACGAACGATTGAGAATATTGAAGGTCAAAGAAGAGAAACTGGTCATGATTGGGGTTGTAATCCTTGCTCTGAAATCCTACTTAGGGACAGGGAGTTTTGCAATCTTTCAGAGGTTGTTATAAGAGAAGACGATGATGTTGAAAGTTTAAAAAGAAAAGTCAGACTCGCAACAATCCTTGGTACATGGCAAACAACATTGACAGATTTTCGTTATTTGTCTAAAGAATGGAAGAATAACTGTGAAGAAGAACGGCTGCTTGGTGTATCATTAACTGGTATTATGGATTGTAAATTAATGAATGGTGATCTAAAAACCGTAGGCAAATTACCAGAACTTCTTAATGAACTCAAATTAATTGCAATTAAAACAAACAAAGAGTGGTCAGATAGACTTGGTATTAATCAATCAGTAGCAATAACTTGTGTTAAGCCGAGTGGCACTGTATCGCAACTTGTAGATTCGGCGTCTGGTATTCATGCTCGTCATTCAAAATATTATATTCGTACAGTACGTGCGAGTGTTAAAGACCCTTTATGTGTGTTTATGGTTGAAGAAGGTTTTCCCTATGAACCATGTCATATGAAACCAGACACCACCGTAGTTTTTTCATTTCCAGTTGAATCACCAAAAAAAGCCATATTCAGAAAAGACAAGAACGCCATAGAGCAACTTGAATTATGGCTACTTTACCAGAAATATTGGTGCGAACATAAACCAAGTGTAACTATTACTGTAAAAGAAGACGAGTGGTTAGATGTTGGTGCTTGGGTTTATAAAAATTTTAATGACATTTGTGGAGTATCATTCCTTCCATATTCTGATCATAGTTATAAACAAGCACCCTATCAAGCGTGTACAAAAAGAGAATATAACGCACTTTTAAGAAAAATGCCTAAAGATGTCGTGTGGTCTAAACTAAATAGATATGAGCAGGAAGATAATACGGCAGGTAGTCAAACATTAGCATGCAACGGCACTGCCTGTGAAGTGGTTGACTTAACAACTTAAATTTTATAAATACGCAGAATAAAATAAATTCAAACCCTTAAAACATAAAAATTTTTCTGAAGTCGGAGTTGACTTCACGGTACATGGTGTACCAAATAAATAGCCGAGTTTCATCAAAAGGAGAAAACATATGGCTAACTCAAATGGTTGTTGGAGCGATACTGATGTCGTTGCTTCCACACTAGGTAAGGTCGGCATCACTCGTAGTTTACTTGTTACTCTTGCACTTCTTCCATTCGCATGGGAAGGTGTAAACTGGGTAGCAGGTGCAGTTCGCGAACTTTGGAATCTTATCGCTAGCGTATAATCGCTAAATTTAATAAAGGAGATACTATATGAATATCTCAAAGATTGTAAAGTTTGGAGTTATAGGATTAGTAACAGGTGCACTAGCAGGTTTTGCAGGTGCAGACCAAGAAAGAACATCTCTGGTTCATGATATCTTATCAGAAACAGATCGTGCATCCTTCTTGGATGACAGTTCATCTGCTACTGTGAATGTTCACGGATTTACTCAATTTCGTTGGACATATAACAATGTCAACACTGATGGTGTTGATTCTACTCACGGATTCAGCGTTCCCCGAACCCGCTTAGAAATTTCTGGTAATCTTTATAATTGGGATTACGTGGTTAGCGGTCAATGGGATGACGGTGATTCATTTACCCTTAAGGATGCTTATGCTAATTTGGGTAAATTTCAAGTTGGTCAATTCAAAAGTCCTTTCATGAAGGAAGTTTTGACCTCAGATACAGATACACTCGCTACAGAGCGTTCTGTTATTGCACAAGAATTTGGTCAAGGTCGTAGTCAGGGTCTTCAATATAGCCGTGACATGAGATTTGGTACATTTACTAGTGCGTATACTGATGGTTTTAATACCTCTAATGGTGCAGGTGTTCAAAATGGCTACGCTCTAACTAGTCGCGTTGATTTTGATGTAAATAGTTGGACACGTGCAGGAATCGCTGTTTCTCACAACGATCTTGATACAACCACATATAATACTTGGACTGCTGATGCAACTTTTAGTGCCGTAGAATTTGATATCAACGGCGCATATGTTGCAACATCTGATGATGATTGGGGTACTGTGTGGACTGCTTCATATGAGTGTACTGATAAAATGCAAGGTTTCGTTCAATACGAAAATGGGCATCTTGATGGAGTTGATACCAATTTAAGTATTGTTACAGTTGGTGTTAATTATGCATTGGATAAGAATGTCAAGTGGACGACCGACCTAGGTAAGTCATTGGATGACATTGATTCAGGATGGGATTTGTCTAATAGTGGTTGGAATACAACCGCTAGTGATGGAGAACTTCTTCTCCGTAGTCAAGTTCAAGTTACATTTTAGTAAATAATATCTCAGGGAGAAAGTTTCCTGATAATTTTTGCAACCCCTCATTATTTTGAGGGGTTGCTTTTTTATAAATATAAAGTTAACACGTAACTTAAGTTAGAAATATTGAGGATCAATAAAAAATGAAACCAAAACTGTTTAGAAGATTAAACGAAACCGCATATAGGGTATTAGCCGGTCTGAGAGAACAAACCACACCTGCGGGTGGAGGATTTGCTCAAGGCCAAGCCCCCCAAGGTGGCCTTGGTGCAGGTGCAGTGGGTTCTAGAGGTAGAGGACAAGCGCCTCGCTTGACAACTCGGGCATTGAGTGGTGGACAACAATTTCCATTTGAACCATCTGCAGAATGGTTAGCCGCATGGCAGCATTTTCTTAATAGCGGGGATCTTAAGGCTGGAATGCCGGAAGGTTTGTTCCCTCCTGACATGGTAGGGGCTGGTGGTAGTGAACATGATCAGTGGTGGTCTTTCATAGGTTGGTTCTCTACGCAAGGATTACAGCAGTGGATAAACGCTGGTGGTCAAGTACCGCCTGGCTTGGGTGTATCTTTCGGTGGTGGTAGTCCGCAGTCTTTTGAAGAACTAATTGGTCAAGTAGCATCTAATGGTGGAACAGGGTCTGGTCATTTATTCCAACAAATGATGGTTGAAATGTTTATGTTCGGTCAATTGTCAGATGTACTCGGTGGTGGTAGTGTTTATTCCGGTAATGCTATTTTTGCTGAAATGTATGAGTTCTTCCAGTTCATATTTTTTGGATCGGGTTGGAACAACCCATACCATAGCCAGTAGGTTTATAAATGACATTACAACATAAAATATTTCAAAGCAGAATTAACTATCTAGAGGAGAGTAAATGAAAGATCCAAATAAACAACTTAGAAATTTAACTGAATCTGTTAATAGATTGCATGAACAATTGCCTCCTGCGGGTGGTGGTAATGGATTTGGTCAAACAGATCCTTCTATACCTTCTATACAACAAATAGGTGATGCTCCATCAAGAGGAGGAAGACCACGATCCCCTGAACGTGTAACAACTCGGGCACTGCAAGGTGGTTATCCAACCGGTCCACCGCCATTTGTAGTTGATCCTACGTGGGAAGCAGGCTATGATAGATGGGTTGCGACTCAAGATACAACTGATGGGTTCCCCAGTCGATGGGGAGATGGTTCTATGGCAGGATTCCCCCCACCCATGATTTCAAATCCTGCGGCACTGGAATATCACAATATTGATGACATACCTGAGGGGTGGCCAGTCGGAGACATGAATCAAGAATCATACAATTTCTGGTGGTCATTCCTAAGTTGGTTTGTTGGATCAGATAATGATCAAAATGGCATTCCTGATTTCAATACTCCGTACGATGCAATGATGAACTCCAGAGGTTTAGCCGCCGATTACTACCTTTCAGACGCCGACGGTTATACTGATATCGGGACAATGATGCAACAAGCCGCAAATGGTGATCTCTATGCAATGAATTATTGTCTTGGTCAGGCATTGTATTACCAAGGCGGTATGGCATATTATGGTGAAGGCCCCGAAAATGCACATATGCATATTTTCTTCGGATCACTATTCTGGGGAGAGTCATTCGAGGGCAATCCTGCATGGTGGAGATACTGGGATTGGTTCCCATATTAAATCAGGAAAGATAAATGACATTACAACATAAAATATTTCAAAGCAGAATTAACGGTCTAAAAGAACAGTTAGGTGGTGCAGGTGCAGGTGCAGTTAATGTTAGTCAAGTAGATCCTTCTGCACCACAACAAGTTGGGGGCGGTTTTGGACAAAGAACAAGAGATCCACGGAACCAAGAACGCATGACAACTAGAGCCCTCAGTGGGCACCCTTGGTGGGTGGGTCCACCACCATTTATAGTTGATCCTGCGTGGGAAGCACAATATGATAAATTTGTTTATTCTCAAGACACAACTGGTGGTATTCCTGATAGATGGCCAGACGGTTCTGCGGCAGGATTCCCTCCACCCATGATTTCAAATCCTGCGGCATTGCAATATTGGGATATTAATGGTTGGGAAAACCCAGTCGGCAATCCCGATGGAGAGGGTCCCGGAGGTTTGAATCAAGATTCATGGGGATTCTGGTGGTCATTCCTAAGTTGGTTCGTTGGAGGTGATGCTGATGGAAATGGTATTCCTGATTTCGGTACTCCGTACGATAGACTGATGGTGAGTCAAGGTTTAAGTGCTGAATGGAGCACGTCCGACCAGAATGGTGATGTCAACACGGCCCATTTGATGCAACAGGCAGCGTTTGGTGATACTTGGGCAATAAATTTCTTGCTTGGTCAAGAACTGTGCGATGGATGTGGGTACGGTGACGATGAAGACAATGTACATATGCATACGTGGTTCGGATCACTATTCTGGGGAGATGACTTCGAAGGTAATCCCCTCTGGCATAGATATTGGGAGAATCAGTAAATAAAAATGAAAGATCCAAACAAATCATTAAGAAATTT